CATGGCCTGAGGTACGAAGTGGTCCTGAACCATAATCTGATCAGCGTCATTGACTCCGTTGTCCTGCATCCACTTCTGGGTAAACTCATTGGCCCAGTTGCTTACGACAGTAGGGTCCTCGTGATCGAAGATGTTCCGCATCACGCCCTTTGAGTCAGCGACCTGAGGGTTGTTCATCAGGGCTGTCTGGAGGGCAGCGGAGTGGTTCATCGTAGCCCCTTGGAGGTGGGCGCGTTCAAACCCACGCTTAACATGCGGGTTCGATGCAGCCAGTTCCTCGTACTTATCCGGGTCTGTCTTCTTAACCCGGTCGAGCATGGTGTTCCACGTCTCGCGGTTCTTATTCAGGCCAAAGCCGTAGGCATCACGCTCCGCGATGTAGTCCTTCTGCTCCTGCTGGAAGAATGCATCCAGCTTCGGGTTGAAGGCCTTGAGGGCGTCCGCGATACCACCGAGGGCGTCAGCCTTCGATGAATCCGGCTTAGTCACATAAGGGGCCTCGGGACGCGCATAGGTGTCCACCGGGCGGGCGACTGGGGTAATCGTTTTAGTAGGTAGACGGGCCATGAGGCTCTCCTATGGTGCTGTGTTACGGCTTCTTCTTCGTGCCATACTTCCCGTATGCACTGACGGCACCACCGGCAAACTGTAGCCCTGCGCCCGCGAGGGACGGCTGAGATACAGGCTCTGGGATATAAGGCCGGACGCTATTACCGCGATCTTCAGCCTTGGCACGGAAACCTTTGATGGTCTGCTGCGCTTGCTTGCTATCAAGTTCCATCTGGAGGGACGCACGGTCACGATACCCTGCTTCCTGACGGTGGAAGTCAGCGGTAAGGAGTTCCATTGAGAGGCCAGCAGCTTCACTGTTAGCCATTAAGGCCCCCTGTTCGCGGAGACGTTCCTCCTGTAGGTCCTCGATCTCCTGCCCTGAGGCAATCTCTTTCTCAACAAGCTGCTGCTGCACACCGGCTGCTTCTTCGATGTATGCGCTATTGGCTCTACGGGCGTTCTCCTGCCGGTAGGATTCCTGCGCGGCTGCCTGACGGTTCTGGTAGTCCGCTTGGTCAGAGGCTTGCTGTGACTGCTGCATATAGGACATGCCGGCCGACGCGGCGCTCATTGCTAGGGAGGCGTATATCATTGTGGTTGTTGATACTGGTTCACACATCTCTAATCCTCACAAATTCTATGAATGTTCGGCGCTCCACGCCGAAGTGAAGATGCCTATGGATGAAGACGAAGCCCATCGCTTGGAGCCACTTGATGTGGACTACGTTGCGCTCATCGACGTAATTGAAAAGAACCGGGTAGATATCGTTCACACTTTCTACCCATGCACGGCTCTCTCGCATGAATAGCTTCGGATGTTTCAGTAGCTGTGGCGTGGCCATAGCCCAAACGGATGCCGCGAATGGTTCGTCCGTCTCCGTCAAACCAAAGATACCTACCGGCTGACCATCATCCGGGTCTATCATGGTGAACGTACTGGTTCCCATGTGGATGCTGGTGAGGAGGGACTGCAACGGGTCGTTACCCGAAGCAGCCCTTATCTCACTCAAGTCAGCGTCCCGAAGTCGGGGTGCTAGGTATTCGGCATCCCCCGGTATCGAGGGACGGTAATGTGGCAAGGTGTTAAACCCTCCTGCTGCGTCTTGAATACATGCCTTCCCAACCTGCTGATACGAACCGGCAAGGGAGGAAGGAGTCGTTCTTCAGTTCGAGGACGAACCTGTCTGACTTAGACATGACTGGGAACCTGAACACACCGCTGCCTAGGGTGGCTTCACCTATGACTGCACTGGTGGCTCCGAGGATGTTCCCTGTGTACTTGTAGGTCTGTGTGCTACGTCCTGTGGGTGTACACTCAGCCGTGAAGTACCCTGAGGTGTCATACTGTAACTCCCAGAACTTAATCTGGAGGCGACCAGCGGATACCACTGCCTTACCATCCCCGGAGTTTTCCTTGAGGGTTGGTGAGGAGAACCTGTAGGTCATATTATACGTCTGCCCTAACCACACCGGGGTGGTCGAGTAATCGCCAGTGGCGGTCACTGAGACGCCTGTTCCTCCTGTCTGGAGTTTCGTCCCGACAGGTAAGGTGGTTGTCTCAGGGGACGTATAGGGGCGCACAACAGCCACCATGTCTCCATCCGAGGAATACGGAAGTGTCCATGTGGTGGTGTTGGTCCCGGCGTCGTATACAACAGACACATCGGCGTTAGCATTCGAGACCTTGCGATCGAGCAGGAACTCGAAGTCCCCGTAAGGGTCAACACGTCCCGGCTCAACGCCCATCTTCTCCAGATACACTGCGTCAGCGTACTGCACGAGGAAGTAGGCATCAGTGCCAATGAAGTCCACGTTCAGGATTACAGCATTATCCGAGAACTCAAAATAGTTCCATGCTGACTGGAGCTTCTCATTCCCTGTCCAGTAGTACTTGTAGACGAAGACCCGGTTCGGGTAGGTCGATGACAGGGCCACAAGAATGTCTTCGTTCGTGGCTACGGCCAACTTGAACACACCCGACGGGAGGTACTTAGGAACGTGGGCAGTGATGTCGGCTGCATCATTATCAGCCCCATCACCCATGCTGAAGTACTCTCGGACACCTGAATAGCTGCCCTTGTCTGTGACGAAGTAGACGGTTCGTCCAGCACCTACCGGCCTGACGCCTGAGGCACTCTCGAACTCTGTCAGAACCTTCACCTCTTTCAGCCCAGTGCTATCGTTCTTCTCAAGGGAGAACTGCGTCTGGTCCGAGAATAGGAGAACCTGCTCATTGAACGGAACCGCGTGGTTCAGTATGGACACCTTCGTGTGGGAAGCTGCGGTATCGATCACATCACTCTCCACCACGGTTGTCACGGTGGACACGAAGAAGGTGAAGAACTCACCGGCCCTCGATTGGATAACATTATCATCCGACAGGAACGACAGGCGGTTATCCTCGAAGAACACGTCGTTGATTGTGTTACCTATGAAGGATGGGTTCGGGGAACTATTAAGGTCCCCTACTGTGCGGTCTCCCCATGTAACTTCTTGGAACGTGAAGTCACCACCCGGCTCCCTCACCAGTTGGTGAGGAAGTGTGGCACCGTTTAGCTGGTACTCAATTCCGGGAGCAACAGTCTCAACCCACACGCCTTCATCGAAGGTGGAGTTGTCGTTGTTCGTCTCGAACTTCACATAGTAGTTATCGAAGCTGGACGTATTGTCACCTTTGACCTCTAGGATGTACCCATCAGGGGCAATCGTGGGCAGGTCAGAGAACCGCTGGACGACATCTGTAGCCACCCGCATCTGCGAGTTACTGCGACTATCGCGTATCTGGCAGTCGAAGGTGGTGGCATCATCCTTCACAATCCATATCGTGGAGGACGACTGTTCAACCGTGAACCCGGTAGGACCATGATAGTCCCACACCGCGCTTCCATCGGAGATACCCGTGCCGGTCCCTGTGGGGCCACCAGAGCCAGCAGAGGTGCCAGCGGTGGTGCAGATGTAGGCGTTACCTCCATTCTCTCTTAGGGCGTCAACGGCATAAGCCGTGCTGATCGCCCACGCTGTAGGGTTAAGCTGCGACGTAAGGTCAGACACTAGGTCGTCTGCAATGGTGGTCGTCTTGAGGGCACCTGAGCTACCTGTGGAGTATGATGCTTTCTCATATCCATCAATGTCCACGAAGTAATCTGTCTCGTAGTTCGCAACCTTTACGAAGACAAGCGCCTCGCTCCCACGGGAGGTACTGAGGGTTGTCTCCATAGCTGCTGTGACGGAGTTGTTAGCGATGAACGTGAAGTCAGCCACCGTCAGTGCCTTGAAGTTATTCACTGGGTCCGTCGCTGTCAGGTATCCCTTACCATCAGGGAAGTTTACCGTCTTGGACGTCCCATCGAGATCGTAGACCGCAAGGTCACCGTTAGTGATGACGACCTGATACCGCTCATTTGTGTCTCTGTTGATCGTATGGATGTGGGCCGCACCTAGGGTCCCTGTTTGGACCTTCGTGACGTGCTGTGTGGGCGGGCGTTTGGTTAGCCCCTCGACCACTGACGGGAATGCGTTGATCTGCACCTCACCCTGTGAGGGGTTCCGTAGTGCGGCTGGCTGCTGGCTTATCCCGTTGATCAGGTTAGGGATGGATGTAGAGATCACACTGGAACCCATGTCGGTTACCTCCGTAGTAAGATGGCGATGGGATCACCACTATCGAAGAAGGTGGAGTCCGCGTTGTCGGTCTGGGTGGCGACTAAGGTGGCTCGTGCGCGGGCTTCTTCCTGACCTGTGAAGGTATGGAGATCGCCGGATGATACGAGTCTGTCTTGGAACACACGGGCTGCGCGGGTAGTGATGTATCTACGCGCTGCCTCGGGCAAATCCTCGAACGCCAGTCCGATAATCATGTCTACATAGACGGCATCCGTGAACACGAATGTGTGGTCAGTCCTGTTATACAGGCGGGTGCCACGCTGCGTCACATCAGCCAACGGGTGGTGAGTGCGGTTCGCGTCTACGGACAAGCAGTTGGATGGTACAGTGACATACCCGTCGCCATCTAAGGCAAGCGTGTAGGCTATCTCTGTATTGAAGTGCCATCCCTCGGTCTGAACGTCCTTGGATACTTCTTCCAGTACACTCTTCGCTATGGAGGCATCAACGATGTTGTCAGCACTCAGGCTGTTAATCGGTGCCTCGCCAATGGATTCGAGGAGGATGTTCACCGCTTCGAGGGATGTCGTTGGGCTTAGATTTGTTAGGGACATTCAAAGAACCTCAGGGTGGATAAATTAGGGATCAAAAAAAAGGGGAACCCCACGAGAGGGTCCCCCTTAATTCGTTTATCAGAACTGCAATTAAGCGGTTTTGATTTCAACGGCGCACTCAGGACGCAGGATGCCGTGACCAACCGAGTACTTACCAACCATCATGTCGCCTTGGTACATGATGTGGAAGTCGGGGCCGGACATTTCCATCGCGAGGTCCATCAGCTTCACCGTGCCGGCGGCTTCTTTACGCCACACAACCGAAGCCGTGTTCGTGAAGTCACCCGTGTAGGTGTTCTGCTCACCAGTCGTCGCAGCCGCGACGTTCGTGGACGGCATGTTGTTGGACTTCACGAGCGAAGTACCAGCAACCTTGAAGATTTCGCCGTCAGCATAGACGCCGCTTCCACCCCAGTCCTTGTTCAGGAGTTTGGTGGTCTGCGCCAGCAGGTAGTACTGAGCCGGAGCAACCGCTGCATAGCGTTCGCCTTCAGGAACGTCTTTCTCATCGAGAACCTGATTGGCATCGAAGATTGCGCCAGCGAGAACTTCGCCGTCAGTCTTCGCCAATGAGGTTATGACCGAGCCGCCGCCGTAGCCCGAAGCAACAGTCGCGGACGCACGGGCAGCGAGAACGAGAACACGGCCAATGCGCGTGTCCATTTCTTTCGCCAGAGCAACGCCGAGTTCGTTCGAGTAGATCGAGCGGACATCGTAGTGGTTCTTGGCTTCTTCCAGATCGTAGATGAATACGTCAGCAATCAGCAGATCATCAATCTTGATCGTGCGCTGGTTGTGTTCGATCTGGTTGCTACCAACGATGGGCGTACCAGCCGTGTGATAGCGGGCTGTGGCTTTCCAAGTGGCAGGGAAGTTCGCGCTCTTGCCCGAGGTGATTGTACGCATGAGGTGCTTGTCAGCGAAGACAACATTCTCCTCGAACGCGGTCAGAACTTCGCCAGCAAACTGCTCCTCGAAGAGGGCGTTGTCGGCGGTCCAGTTGGTGAGTGCAGCGGCATCCGCTACACCGAGATTTGAAATAGTGGCGTTAGCCATTAGAGCAATCCTTATTTGAAAGGGTTATAAGAGGTATTGATGATTGCTCCCTCGTTTGTTCCTCACGCTTCACGCTCAAGGTGTCCGACGCATCGGGCTTGGGTTTCCTGTGGGTCAATCATGGGAACGTACAGCCGCCTAAAAAGGTCAGCACTGTAATGAAAAAAATGGGAGGGGAGATGCCTCTTTGTGTGCGGGCATCTTCTACCCTCCCTAGCTGCGCTGCGCTGCTATCGCTTACCGAAGACGTTCGAGCGTTGCAGCTTCTCAGCCACACCTTTTCGATACGCTTCGTCTTTCTTGTACCGGGGGTCTTTCATCGCTGCTGTTAATTCAGCGGATGAGTTGAACCTATCTCCCGTTACGCTGGATGCGGCCTTACCACCAATGAGGTTAGGCTCACTTCCCATCTGCTTGGTGAAGCGGTTGTGCAGGGCTTCTACAGCCCACATGGCTGATGCCTTACCATTAGAGACGGCGGCGTTGAAAGCATCTGCTTCTTCTTGGGACAGGTTATTACTAGCCCAACCCATCATCTTGCCATACTCTTCTTCGCCACCAATATGGCCTTTGATCTCAGTGACCTCGGCCTGTGTGGTTGCTTCGTTAGCGGCGGTTGTACTAGCCGTGCCAGCGAGGTACGACTCCACCATCGTTCGGGAATAACCCTGTTTCTCTAGTGCCTCATAGGCGCTCTCAGGAAACACCCCTGTAGAATGGAACTCTTCACTTACTGACTTGGCATCCATACCGGCAGCGTCGAAGACACTAGCCATCTGGGGGCCATAGGTATCAACCTCATACGCCTTCATCTCATCCGTCTTTGCTGCGGGGAAATGGGCGGTGGGGTCTACTGTTGGAGCATCGCCTTCGGGGGCGTCCTTGGCTTCCTCAGGGGCGGAGCCTAGCTTGCTTTCAAGTTCCTTATAAGCCGCCTCAAGGTCTTCGGCAGACTTAAACTTACCAGCGAGTAATTCATCCTGTTGCGCCTCTTCAACGACGGGGGCCTCAGGACCAGTAACTCCGCTCTGGATAATTGTCTCAGACATATTGTCTCCTAGTATTCTTCGATGACGTTGCCGGACGGGAGTTCACGCCGTGATTTAACAACGGGTGTGACCGGCTGTGGGATTACTTCCTCAGCCTTACCAATGACGTTGCCCATCGGGGACACCACGGCAATCGCCACGTCGTCACCTAGGTCCACCACCGGGGCAACCTCCTCGGCCACCTCCGGTGCTTCTACTTCGATCTTCTGCTTAATTGGCTTCTGAGCCATCAGGTGCTTCTCCTTCTAAGGCTTGTGCTTCCTGCCCACGTTGGAACATTCCACCAGCTTGCTTCGCTGCCTCAGGTCCGGCCACTGCCATCATCTGCTGCATCTGTGCTTGCTGTTGCGCCTGTTGCTGTTCAGCTTGGATTTCCTCTTTGGACTTAATGAGGCCAAGAGGATCAATGCCATCGGATACCGCGAGACGTGCAATAGCTTCGTCAGTATGGACGAACGCCTGTAGCGCCTCTGGTCCGAGGGTTTGTGCGAGGGTGCCTAGGAAGGCCACCAGCTTATTGCGGTCATGTCCGCGCCCGAGGGCTTCCAAGCCTGTCACGATGGACGGCTTCACGATGTCCTTAGGTAGTTCAGGCAGACGACCATCGCGTGTCAGCATGTGACGGCGGCGGTTGACGTACTTCAACTGGAACTCCTGCGACAGGATGGAGTACAATCCACCGAGGGTGCTTTCCAATTCGCCCGCCATGTACCTGATCTCTTCCGCTGTGACACGTTCCCCGTTCCGCTGGATGGCGGTGTTCAGGAGGAAT